TAATAATTTTTGTTTCGTCAATATATAATTCAACTCTAGCTAACGCTGTAAATCTCTTGTCTTGGTCTTTTGAATTTGTTAAAGTGTTTCTTGCTACTGCAATATCAAACAATTTTGATTGTAGCTTTTGATCTAATCTTTGTAATAGTTGGGCATCTTGTAATTTTAAATGTTTTTCAAATATACAATAGCTCAAAGCGTTACGACTGTTTAAAAAACGTGCTACTTCTTTTTCTTTTCTGTATACTATAAATCCGTCTTGTGTGTTGCGTATTTGGAATTCACCAAAAACTTCGTATCTGTCCTGTCTTTTTACTATTATATTTTTTGAAATAGATGAAAGGCTTTGCTGGGCAAGTGCATGAAACTTTTCTAATGGTGTACTTGCCGCAGACATAGTTATACCGTTGTGAAAATGTATGGCACCATAAAGTGTATCACCATCCATCCTAACAATACAAGTAGAGAGCCAATTATAGTTACTCCCCATTTAATCAACTGTTTTTGTCGTGAGTCATTCATGACTGATATCATGTCTTTGATCTCATTAACAACTATCTCTAGTGAGCTAACTTTTTCTTCAACCGCGTCTAGTTTTTCTTCCAATGCGTCATACCTCTCCGCACATAACTCTACGTGAGCTTCTAGATTTTCTTTCTCAATTTTTGTAGCACTCATTTTATAAATTCCATCAATAGGATTTTATCACTTGAACTAGTGTGTATTTTAATGAGCCAGTATGTGCCTAAGTTATGTGTTTGTTCTGTGATGCTTTGCATTTATTTATCACTATCGGTCATTTTGGTGGAGGAAGAATGTATTACAATTTTCACCTAAGGTGTTGATTGTGTTGGATATTTTAGCATTTTCGTCTAGTCCTGTAATGATAGGACAGTTATCAAAATCATCTAATAGGGCACCTAGTTGACCACTGGCATTATCAAACGTAGTATATTGCTCAGACTGAAACGCAAACATCCATACATTATATCTAAATCCTATATCTTGTAAGTAATTTTTACTAAATGGCATGTTACCTATATCTCTATCTGGAACCATGGTTGGCTGAATAACTATCGTAGGTTGATTACGCATACTAATCAACTGAATGAACGTTTCGTAGTTACGTTGTTGATTACGAAGTTTGATTTCGCTATTATTTTTTGGCTTTTTAGTAAAGCCAGTTTCGGTAATATCTGCTAATGTCCAACAAACTATCATTCTTTCATAAGTTCTACCAGTACTCTTAATTTGTCTAAAGATTCTTTAATCATTGGTGTTTTACTTAATTCTGTCCAATCCTGTTTATACATCCAGTCTCTATAATCTTTATATTCAGCGTCTAACTGTTTAACCAGTTCACGCTTGTGATGAGGATCGTTAGCTTTGCGTCTATATAAAGTTGAGCCGCCATCGGGAGATTCATATATCCATTTATCGTTAAACAATTCTTGTTGTTCCATACAGATATTTACGCCAATAAAAAACCCCACTTAAAAAAGTAGGGTTCTTTAAAATTTCTAAAGTTATACTAACTTATACAGCTACGTATAGATCTTTAAGTGTTACTGTTGCATTTGATAAGTCAACTGAGTCAACTGTACCTAATGCACGAATAGCCGTTTGTAATGTAGCCGCTACAACATTGTCTCCGCCCATTCCTTCAACTGCAAATGTCTGCTCTGTGTTTGTGTTACCTAGAGGACCAACTGCAATAATTGTTGATGTGTCTTGAACTGATTTAATGACTGCCGCTTGTGCGCCTTCTGGACCTGTTGAAGCGTTAATTGCGTTAATGTAATCAACTGTAAAAAACTGTAGATTACCTGCTGTTTCAACACCAAGTGTTGTTGCTACTGGATGTACTCTTGTTAATGTTGCCATTTTGTATTTCTCCTAATAAGTGGGATCGTGTTGTCCCTACACTTATTTAGTCCATTTTGGTAAAATTATTAGGCTAGTTTGGCACTACTAACTTGTTGATATAACTGGTGTAAGTCTGAATTAATCTGTCTTCTTGACATTTGTATAAGTCGCTTGTACATCCATTTACGGTCTGATTCTGTTGCTTTTGTAGTATTTTGTACCATTCTTCGCATACGCATTTGATCACCGTCTAGTCCTGGAAACTTACGTTGTAGGATTAACATCAGTTGTGCAAAGTCATTGGAGTCTAGTTCGCCCTGTGCCATAGATCTAAACACACGTTTGATACGCAATTCTGGTATAGTTATTTTCCAATTGTTATATAATTTGTCAGCATACTTGTGCTGATCAATAATCATAACTAACATGTTATATAAATCCGGCATTGATGCTCTAAAGCCATTGAAGTTTAAATTAGTTACTATGTTTTGAGCATATTGTACAGCCTTAGGCTTATCTAAATCGTATAGTGATTTTAACATTAATAAATGTGTAAACGTTTGTCTAGCTATTTCATCTACTGACTTACCAGTAAGCTGTCCTAACCTACGATACATTCTTGATTCTGTTATGTCTTTAATAAAGTCCATTATATATTCTTCGCAAAGTTTGATTTTGAAAAACGTAGTCTATCAACATATTTAAGTCCGCCGGCTACATAACCTTCATGTCCTGACTCGCCATCTATTGACGCAGTGATACCACCACCCTGTTGATCTAATGCTCTGACTACTTGTGTTTTAATAACTGCAACTGCATTAAAAATGTTGAATATTAATTCAACTACTTTAATATTTTCAGTTACATATTGAGTTAGCCGTTGTGCTTTAGGTTTTGAAACTTTGGTTACTGCCCAGTTTAAGAAGCTATTGCCCATATTGTTAAAGTTACCTTCTCTTACTTTAAAGTTAGCATACTGTTTCATAAGTGCCGGTAAGTTTGATAACTGTAACTGCTGTAGTGTTGCAGGCATAAAGAAGTTATCAATAGCACGTTGATTCTGTTTTACTTTATTTGCTATTTGATCTAACTTAGCGTCTGGAACATCTAATTTAGGTGTGTCTTTCATTTTAGGACCTACAAACAATATAGGGCCTGTTGGTAATTTATCTACAGCATGAAATGGTTGTCCGCTATCTTCAGGACCAGTTTTAAATGTATGTACTGCAATACCAGCTTTACTAGATGCAATCTGTTTACCTAGATCTGTATCAGCACTAACTGAATATGTTACAGTGTTTGGAGTAAACTGATAGCTATTGTCTTTTTTATTTGGTGTGCCGGTATACAACAAGTCACCCATAAAGTATCCTTGGAATCCTTTTGGTGTCTGTGCTTCTAATGGAGCCCATAGAGCTTTATACATATTGATTAATTCTGTACGATCGCCTGCACGCATTTTCATAATTTTTTCTAGTTCTTCTGGAGAGCGTGCTGTTCCTGAATATGTTTTGGCAGTAAAGCCTGACTTGTCTGTTAATACAAATTGCCCGTCTTGATCTCGCCCAAATATAATTGCTGGCTTACCGTCCCATTTAATTGTAATGTCTTTGGCTTGTTGAGGTAATGTTTTCAAATCTTCAATAGCTTTTAATACACCTTTTGCTCCGCCATCAAATATCATATCTTCTGGATGTGCTATGCGAGCTGACTCAATAATTAGTTGCATACCTTGATTAACAATGCGATCTCTTAACCTTGCTAAAAAGTTTGCGTTGTTTGCGTCTTCAAGTACTAATCCTTCTTTTGCAAAATATTCTACTGCATCTGCTACTAGTTCTTCGTAGTCGTTATTCTTTTTTGCTTGTGCATTAATTGACTCCACACTTGCTAAATCTTTACGTGTTCCACCTATTAGCATTTTTGCAATTTCTTCAGGATCGTTTGAAATAACTTTGTTTGTTTCTCTTGATACCAGTCCGTATTTGTATGACCATTTCATACCTCTTGCTTTGGCAATGCTAGCTAATAGTATTGCACGGTGTACTCCTTTGAATTCTGATTCAGAACTTGCATTTAATGCAAATTGTTGCCATTTAGGATCACCAAACATAAGGTCAACTTGCACATATCCGTTCATTGGATCACCGTTGATTGGGCACTTATAATGGACTGAGTCGCCTGATTTAGCTAAATCTTTTTGATCAACACCTTTTGCAATTAATTTGTTGTATACTTCATCTTTGGTATGTTTTTTTGCATCTACTGCAAGATCTAAGTCACCTGATGTAGGTTTTTTGCCTGTTGATCCTAGCATGTTATCTAGTAAAGGAAGTCCTGTTAACGATTCTAAATACGTAACAGTAGGCTTAACGTCAGCAAGATTGATACGTTTGGTTAACGCTGTACCTTTCTC